CGAACCGGGCGCGTGAGCGCCATCGACTATAAGGCGGGAACCTATGAGGTGACCTACTTTGACCGGGGGAAAAGCGTGACCCGCCAGATCAACGCCATCAGCAACGGCGAGTACAAGATGCCCAGCATCGGGCAGGTGGTGAGCGTGAGCCACAACAGCAACGGAGCTGCGGCGGGAACCACCACCGGAACGGTGTGGAACAAGACCAACACCCCGGCGGAGGGCTACAAGGGCCTGTTCCGAAAGGAGTACGCCGCGCGAAGGGGACTGGCTTATGAGCGCTACGACGAGAACACCGGCGTTTACACCCAGTATGTGAACCGGCGGACGGGGCGCAACTGCAACGGCGAGATATACGACGAGGCGAAAGGCGCAATCAGCCTTGTGGCGGGCGGGCAGTTTCAGGCCAAGAGCAGCGCCGCCAGCATGAGCCTGAACGCCAAAACCGGCGTTGGCATCGTGGCTGGAACGACGGTGAGCATCGAGGCAGGAACCTTTGTGAGCATCGAGGCCGCAGGCGCTTTGAGCGTGACGGCGGGCGGCAAATACACCTTCGCTGCAAAAAAGGGCGCAAAAATCGAGGTGGAAGGCGGGGACGTGGAAATCACCGCGAACGGCGCGACGGTCAAGGTGGCGGAGGCCGGAGACGTGGAGATCGAAAGCCCCACCAAGATCAGCCTGACAGCCCCGGAGATCAACGCCACGGCGGCAAGCGGGGACATCACCATCAACGGCGTGAGCCTTGTGAACCACACGCACATGAGCGGCGCGGTGGGAAAGCCGGATAAGTAAGGAGGGGCGAAAAGTGGCATTGGGAAGCTACATGGGCATGACGTTCACGGTGAGCGACCGGCGCATCCTGACACCGAGCGGGCTGAAAGGCCAAGGGGGCAGCGATTGGGCCACCCACAGCCGGACAGGCGCACGGGCGCGGAGCCAGTGGATTGCCCCGAAGCTGCGGAAATACCAGTTCGATCTTTTGCTGCGGGCGCAGGACGGGGTAAACCCGCGAAGCGTTCTGCGGCATTTTCAGCGCATGGCGGAGACCAACGCGGCGGACTGGTTCATCGTGGGCGGCTCGCCGGTATCGCCGTATCCGTTCAAGATCACGGACATCAGCGACGAGTGGGGCGCGGTGCTGCACGGCGGCGCGATGGTGGAGTGCAAGGTGAGCCTGACCATCGAGGAATACCTGTAAGGAGGCAGCCATGTTATCAACGGAAAACGCGGTGATCGAGATACTGCCGGGGAGCGCGAACGACAGCACGGCGGCGGAGGTGTACCGCAATTTGCAGGTGCTTTACGCCACGAGGGCCGGAGAGCAGGCGCTCGACCGGGAGTTCGGCATCGACGGGACGATCATCGACTGCCCGCAGGAAAATGCGCAAGTCCTGCTGGCGGCGGAGTATGTGCGCAAGACAGAACAGTATGAGCCACGGGCGCGTGTCGTCCGTGTGGAATGGACTGCGGGAAAATCGCAGGACGGAAATATGACGCCAAAGGTGGTGATCGAGCTTGTCTAATATCGCTGAATTGGCAAACTGCCCGGAGCTGAGCTTCATCGAAAGCATGACTTTGCAGGAGACGGAAGAACAGCTCCGTGAGCTGTACACCAAGTATTACCGGGAGGCCACGGGCAAGGAGCCGGAGATCGGCGAAGCCGACCCGCTGAACCTGCTGATGAAAGCCTTTTGCGCGATGGAGTATCAGACGATGCAGTACGCCGACGCAAAGGGCCGGATGGAAATGCTGAAAACCAGCACCGGAGACGCGCTGGATGCGCTGGCTGCTCTTGTGGGGCTGACGCGCAAGGAGGCAAACCGAGCCACGGCGACGGTGCGCTTTACGCTTTCGGAGGCGCAAAACGGCGCGACGGCCATTCCGACGGGAACGCGGGTCAAGAGCGAGGACGGGAAATACTTCAACACCGTGGAATACGGAGAGATCGCGGCGGGAGAGACCTACACCGACGTGGTGGTGCAGGCGGAGGAGGCCGGAGCGGATAGCAACGGCATTCTGTCCGGCGGCATCAAGATACTGGTTGACCCCATCGCCTATGTTGCCAGCGTGAGCAACACCACACCAAGCACCGGCGGACTGGACGCAGAGGACGACGACAGCCTGACGCGGCGCATCTACCTCGCCCCCAGCGTGTATAGCTGCGCCGGGCCGCGCGATGCCTATGAATACTACGCGCGGGAGTGGCGGGGCGATGTAGCCGATGTGCGCATCGTCAGCCCGCTGCCGGACGAGGTGAATATCTACTTCGTGATCGAGGACGAGAATGGGCTGCGCGTCCCCAACAGCACGGAGCTGGCGGCCATGGCGGCCTATCTGGACGACGAGACCATCCGCCCACTGTGCGACAAGGTGACGGCGCTGGCACCGGGCGAGGTGGGATACGCCATCACCGTGAAATACTGGATCGCGGAAAGCGACCAGCGAAGCGTGAGCGAGATACAGAGCCGCATCGCGGCGGCGGTGGCGGACTTCCAGAAATGGCAAAGAAAACTGGGACGGGACATCAACCCCACGGAGCTAATTGCCCGGCTGCGGGAGGCGGGGGCAAAGCGAGTGACGCTGACAGCCCCGGTGGATACCGTGATCAAGGCAACGGAGCTGCCGAAATGTACCGGCGAGACCGTGACCTATGGAGGGCTGGAGGATGATTAAAGGGCTGAAAGACGCGCAGATCGCGGACGGCCTGCCCCGCGTCCTCGGAGAGCAGCCGTGGGTCAGGGCGCTGTCGCTGGCGATGCTGGAGCTGCACCGGAAAACAATGGATTACATCAACGGGAGCCAAATCTACACCGCCATCGACACCGTGGCCGAGGAGGTGCTGGATGCGCTGGCCGTGAACTGGAAGATCGACTGGTACGACACAGGGTATGACATCGAGCAGAAGCGGCGCATTGTCAAGACTGCCCTGAACATCCGGCGAACAATGGGGACTGCGGGCGCGGCGAGGACGCAGGCCGACGCGATCTATCCGGGGACGAAGCTGGAGGAATGGTTTGAGTACGGCGGCACCCACGGAAAATTCCGGCTGCGGGTCAACATCACCACCGTGGAGGAGCGGCAGAAGTTCGCCGCCATGACCATCGCGGAGATCGAGCGCAGGCTTGCCGCCGCCAAGCGGTTCAGCGCCCATCTGGAGGAAGTGGAATACTACGACGCGGGCGGCACCGCGACGGCCTACGGCATCGCGGATATGGCGGGTGCGGCGGTGGTGGACTTCGGCAGCGCATCGAAATTCTAAGTCAGGAGGAAACGAAAAGTGGCATGGAAAGGCGTTATCACCAACAGCGGAAGTGAGCTGCTGGCACAATGGACGGCGGGAAAGACGATGACCATTACCCGCGCGGCGGCGGGAACGGGCCGCGTGAGCGAGGCGGCGATGCTGGCGCAGACGGCGCTTGTGAGCGAAAAGCAGACAGCCAGCATCCTGTCCAGCAAGACAACGGCACAGGGGCAGAAGCTGCAACTGCAAGTGACCCCGCTGGCGACGGGCTACCCCCTCAATCAGCTCGGCGTCTGGGCAAAGCTGGACGGCGGCGCGGCAAGGCTGATCGCCCTGTTTCAGACGGACACGGACGCGGGGGTGGAAATCCCCAGCAAGACGGACGTGCCGGACTACGTGTACACGTTCTACGGGCTGCTGGAGTTTTCGGGAAGCGGCGGGACGCTGCAGGTGACCATCGACGCTTCGGCGCTGGTGACAGCAGAAAGCATGGCGGCTGCCATCAAGGCACACAACGAGGATAAAAACGCACACGAGGGTATCCGTCAGGCCATTAAAGACAAGCAGGACAAGATCACCGCCAGCGGTATCCTGAAAGGCGACGGCAAGGGCGGCGTTACGGCGCAGGTATTCGACACGGAACCGACGGAGAACAGCGACAAGCTGCTGACCAGCGGTGCGGTGGCGGCGGCTCTTGCCAAAAAGGCGGGGCTGGGGACAGACGGAAAGGTGCCGGTCAGCCAGCTCCCTGTCAACACACCGGGGGGCGTGGCCGGACTGGGCGAGGACAGTAAGGTAGACCCCGACAGGCTCCCCATCAATACGCCGGGCGGCGTTGCGGGCATCGGAACGGACGGCAAGGTGGACACCAATCAGCTTCCCATCAATACGCCGGGCGGCGTGGCAGGTCTCGGCGCGGACGGGAAAATGGACACCGACCAGCTCCCCATCAACGTGCCGAACGGCATCCCGACGCTGGGGGCAGATGGCAAGATCAGCGCGGACAGTCTGCCGCAGGTAGGCATGACGGCGCAGATCGTTGTGACCGCGCCCACCGGCTCCACGGTGACGGCCACGCTGGGAACCAAGGTATACACCGCAACGGAGAACGGCGGAAAATGGACGTTTGATGTGGAGGACTACGGCACCTACACCATCAAGGCCACCAAGAACGGGCAGACTGCCACGGATACGGTGACGGTCTCTGTGGTGCAGCAGTACACGGCGACGCTCTCCTATTTCACCGCCACCATCCATGTGAGCATTGACAGCGGCTCCACCGTCACCTGCACCAAGGGGAGCAAGACGCAGAGCAAGACGGCATCTGCAACGGGGACAGTGGACTTCACCGTGACGGAAAGCGGCACCTACACCATCACCGCCACCAAGAACGGAGAGACGGCGGAGGATACTGCAACCATCACGGCGGACGGACAGACGGTAAATGTGAAGCTGGCCTACCGGCACATCTACGGCGTGGTGTGGGACGGCACCAGCACAACGGTGTGGAGCCGCACAGACGAGGCGGCCAGCTTCGTGAACCCGACCCCGTACCGAGCGGGGGCAACCAGTTACGGAAGCCCATTTGACAACCTGTACCCGTGGAGCGGGATGGTGCGGGTGACGGATGCGGTGGCCGGTGAGCTGGTGGCTATCCCGAAATTCTGGTACAAGTGGACAAAGAGCGGAAACAGCCTGAAACTCCAGATTGCGGATAAGGAAACGGACGGCTTTCACGTCTCCCCCGCCCATGCCGACCGAGGGGACGGCAAGGGAGAGCGGGACATTGTGTACATTGGCCGCTATCACTGCAACACCAACAACTACAAGAGCCAGTCCGGCGTAAAGCCGAAAGCAAATATCACGCGCAGCACGGCCCGCACGAGCATCCACAATCTGGGGAGCAACATCTGGCAGAGCGACATTCAGATGCGTATGACGATCTGGATGCTGTACCTTGTGGAGTTCGCAGACTGGAACAGCCAGAAAACCATCGGCAAGGGCTGCGGCAACAACAGCGCAACGGAGAATATGGGCTATACGGACAGTATGCCCTATCACACCGGAACGACGCTTGCAAGCCGGGACAGCTATGGTATCGGTACGCAGTACCGCTATATCGAGGGTCTGTGGGACAACGTGTATGACTGGGGCGACGGCTGCTACTACAACAGCAACGGCCTAAACATCATCAACACGCCCAGCAGTTTCAGCGACAACAGCGGCGGCACCGCCGTGGGTGTTCCGTCGAGCGGATGGCCCAGCGCCTTTACCGTGGCAACAGTGGCCGGTCTGGAATGGGTTATCTATCCCACGGCATCGGGCGGAAGTGAGACGACGTATTCGGCGGATGACTGGAGCTTCTATGCTTCCAACCCGTGTCTGTACTTCGGCGGTGGCTATTACCAGTACGGGTACCACGGGCTGTTCTTCGTGGGCTACACCAGCGCGTCAGACTCGGTCGCGGACGTCGGCTGCCGCCTCCAAAAACTCCCCTGACGGGGGAGTGCA